GTACCTCGTATAGACTACTCAGGAGGAGGTTGTCCACATATATTAGCAGAGCCTGAGAGTACAAATCATTGTACCTTTTCAGAACAGCCATCAGTTTGGACATCAAGTACAGGAGTTACTGTAACAGCAAATGCTACCACATCTCCTGAAGGAACTGCAAACGCTTCAACAGTAGTTAATACAGCAACAAATGCTTTTGTTAGAAATGCATTTTTATACACTTCTACTGATGCATCTCTTAATGTAACAACATCTTTCTTTTTAAAATACACTAATAATCAATGGGTATCTTTAAAACCTAATTTTTTTACAGGTGGCTCTAATTCAAAAACTTGGTTTGATATTCAAAATGGAGTTTTAGGTACAAATGATAATGTATCATCATCAATAGTAGACTTTGGTAATGGTTGGTATAGATGTAGTGTTACTCATCAAATAGCACCTGCTACAGATACAAGTGGTTTTGTCTTTATTTATGCTGTTGATAATGACAATTCAACTACACAAGTAATAGGACAAGGTTTTGCAGCTTTTGGTAGTCAAGGAGAACAATTAAGCTATTCTACAAGTTACATTCCAACATCAGGAAGTACAGTTACAAGAAACCAAGACATCTTCACAAGAGATGGTATAGGTAGTTTGATAAATAGTGAGGAGGGAGTTTTGTTTGTAGAGATGGCTGCATTGGCTGATGATGGTGTTATTAAATACATAGTAATAAATGACGGAACAACAAGTAATATATTATCAATAAATTATTGGAACAACTCAACAATAACTGCAAGAGTAACGATAAGTGGAGCAAGTACATATCTATTTAGTGGAGCAGTAACACAAACAGACTTTTTAAAAATAGCGTTAAAATGGAAACTTAACGACTATGCACTATGGATTAATGGAATTGAAGTATATAGTGAGAATACACTTGGAGTTTTTAGTCCAAATAGTTTAACAACATTAGACTTTAAAAGAGGTTCTAATAATTTCTATGGAAAAGTAAAACAACTACAAGTCTACAAGACAGCTTTAACAGATACTCAATTAGCAGCATTAACTTCATAATATGATAGGAATTTATAAAATAACTTCTCCATCAAATAGAGTTTATATAGGTCAATCTATAAGATTAGAAGAAAGATTATTGGAATACAAAAAACAAAAAAATTGCAATAGACAGCCAAAAATATTTAATTCTATTTTAAAGTATGGGGTAGAAAATCATCAAATTGAAATAATAGAAGAATGTGATGTTGAACAATTAAATTATCGTGAAAGATATTGGCAAGAGTTTTATAATGCTATTACAAAAGGATTGAATTGTGTATTAACTAAAACAACAGATAAAAAAGCAGTTTTTAGTACAGAGGTTAGAAAAAAAATGAGTATTGCAGGAAAAGGAAGAAAACAAAGTAATGAGCATATAAACAAAAGAGTTACTTCTAAAAAAGGTTATACTCATTCAGACGAAACAAAAAATAAAATAGCTTTAAAACACAGTAAGATATTATTAGACTCAAGCACAGGTATATTTTATGACAGTATATCAATTGCTAGTAAAATTTTTGAGATAAATATAAGCACATTACAAGCTATGTTAGCAGGAAGATTTAAAAATAAAACAAACTTAATTTACGCATAATGAATCAAAACATATACAAATTACAATACGACACAAAAGCACAAGGAGATGCTGATTTACTTGCTAAAGGTACTTATGAAGTAGTAACTGAAGAAGGTGTTACTCAAGATGTGTACAGAAATGGAACTCAAGCAATCGTCTTTATAAATAAGATAGTAGAGATACCTGCAACATACGACCCTGATGGTAAAGAGATAACTCCACCTGTATATTATGATGGAGTATTTTACGACCTAATGACTACAGAAGAAATTGACTTTGGAATACACGAGTTATTTCCTGTAGATTGTGTACATTCGTTCTTAGGTTATGAAAAGAACGCAGAAGGTACAGATGTAGACCCTGATGAATTAATAATAGAATAAAATGGATAAAATTGTAAGCATAGATTTAAGCACCTCAACAGCCCCATTAGTACAAGAGGTTAGAGGGAAGGATTGGATTGAGTACGGCGACGCTAATGGCGAATGGCGAAACCTCTACCCAAATTTCTTAATTGACCTTTATTACTCTAGTTCAATAACGGCTGCGATTGTCAACGCCACTTCAGAGATGATTAGTGGGGAGGACGTAGTCATAACAGACGAAGATGATAGAGATGAAGAAGCAAGAGTAAAGCTTCAGAACTTTATGAATAACGCTAACTCTAATGAAACACTACACGAGGTCTTAAAAAAGGTAGCATTTGACTTTAAGCTACAAGGAGCATTTGCACTTAACATTGTGTGGTCAAAAGACAGAACTCAGATAGCTGAAATCTATCACATACCTGTAGAGAAGATTAGATGTGAACGTCCTGATGAATTTGGCAAGACTAACGCTTACTACGTTTCAGGAGATTGGGCAAACACAAGAACTAACAAGCCATACAGAGTTCCTGCTTTTAATGTAAACGATAGAACTTCTCCTAACCAAATTCTTTATACAGGGCTTTATAGTCCAAATATGAATTCTTATTATACGGCTGATTACATCTCTTGTAATAATTGGGCATTAATTGACTCTAAAGTTTCAGAATATCATTTACAGAACGTAAGTAATTCATTCTCAGGAAGTTATATGATTTCTTTCGCAAATGGAATTCCGACATCTGAGGAGAGAAACCAGATAGAAAGAAGCTTACAAGCTAAATTTACAGGAGAAAATAATGCAGGAAAGTTTATATTGACTTTCTCAGATGACAAGACTAGAGTACCTGAAATAACACCAATTAGTCCTGCTGATTTAGATAAACAATATATCGCTTTAAATGAGATGACAGTTAGTTCAATTTTAGCAGGTCATAGAATTACGAGCAAAACATTAATGGGCTTAGATAGTGCTAACGGTTTCAGTTCAAATGCCGACGAATTATTAAACGCTAGTAATTTTTACTTAAATACAGTTGTGATGCCATTCCAAGGGCAAATCTTAAAAGTGTTACACAAGATATTTCAAGTAAACAATATGGATATGCCTGTTCAGTTTGTACAACTTAAACCAATAACAATTCAATTTGATTCTGAAACGATTAGAGAAGTTATGACGACTCAAGAAATCAGAGCAGATTTAGGATTACCTGATTTAACAGAGCAACAAGAAGAAGAAGACTTTAAACAAGACTTTGCTAAAGTTGGAATGATTGACGGAAAGCCTGTTTTTGATACCATAGAAGAAGCCTTAGAGAGTGCAAAGACTTTAGGGTGTGAAGGGTATCATACGCACGATTATGAAGGTAAGGAAGTCTATATGGCTTGTGAAGGGCATACAGAAGCTACACAACTAGCAGAGTGGATAGAAGAATTTGGTGAAGATATGCCTGAAGATTGGGAATTAATAGATGAAGAGGTAGTAGATGGTGAGCATAGAGATTTTGATTTTGAGAAAGTATTAAATGAAGAAGCTGACAATAATATAGAACTTGCATCAGCAGTAAGTGCAACTCCCAACAAAAGAAGTAGTCAAGATGGGGTAAATAAATCTTACAATGACTATTATAAAGTGAGATATGTGTATGCTACTGATAATTTCTTAACTAACAAATCAGGTACAAGCAGAGAGTTTTGTAGAGATATGGTAGCAGCTAAAAAGATATATACAAAAGAAGATTTAGTAAATGCTAATAGTTTGACTTTAAATCCCGGATTTGGAATTGATGGTAAAAAACGGTACGATTTGTTTCTTTTTAAGGGCGGCCCCCAGTGCAGACATTACTTCTTGCGTAGAATCTATAAGACTTCATTAAGAGGAGCTAAAAGTAAAATATCAAGTAGTCAATTAATAGGATATACTAAAGCTAGGTCTGAGGGGTTTACTGCTGAAAAAAATGATAAGCTAGTAGCGATAGCACCGCAAAGAATGAAAAATAACGGATATAACAAACCAAGATAATTATGAGCTATGTACTATTTATATCAGAGGCTAAATTAAAGGACTCTACGGCAATCAATCTTAATGTGGACGTAGACCTACTACTTCCTTATGTACGTCAAGCACAAAAGCTCTATGTGGAAACTAAGCTAGGTACTGACTTGAATCAGAAGTTAAAAGACTTAATTAAAGCAGGAACAGTAGGAGATGTAGTTAATGCAGCTTACAAGACTTTGTTAGATGACTACGTTGGAGATATGCTTCCTAATTGGGCATTTTACCACGCTATCCCATTCCTTAGATTTAAAATTGAGAACGGCAACATTTACTCAAAGACTTCAGAAACAGGAAATGCTTTAAGTACAGAAGAAAGTCAGCACCTAAGAGAAGAAGTTAGAAATACAGCGGAATACTATACTGAAAGAATGATAGACTACATCTGTAATAACTCAACTCTTTTTCCTGAATACTCTACAAATACAGGTGCAGACGTAGACCCTGATAGAAATGCGTTTTACAACGGAATGAATCTTGAACGACCACAAAATCAAGGAACTAATTTTACATTAAGAAACGTATTAGGAAATCTAAACTAATGAAGAAATACTACAAGACAAAACCAATTAATATTACTAAACTCAAATCGTATTTACAAGATGCCGATAAAAAAAACAATTCAAGAAATATCAGAAGTAGCAGTCCTAAACACAACGGTATTAAGCGTAACGACGTTCACTAATATAGAGTTAGCTCTAAAGATTATTCTATTAGTTGTTTCAATAGCTTATACAATAGATAAGTGGTGTAAACATAAAAAAAAATGATAAACCTCTTATTAATTAGAGATACATTCAGTAAGGTTAGTACATTAGGTGAATTATTTTTAAATGGGGAAAGGATGTGCGACACCTTAGAAAACCCTTGGATAGATAATCAAAGGAATATAAGTTGTATTCCTGAAGGCGAATATCCTGTAAGACTTAGATACCCTAGAGAATCAGGAACTAGGGATTACTTACACCTATTAGTTCAAGATGTTCCTAATAGAGATTGGATATTATTCCACAGAGGAAATACAGCTAAAGATACTAGTGGTTGTATTCTAGTAGGAATAGGGACTGAACAGGACGTTGTTCATAACTCTGTCTTAGCTATGGACTTATTAATCAAAGAAATACTTAATTTAGGCGGCGAAAACATTAATCTAATAATTAAAAACAAATAATATGAAAAATATTTCAAATTGGTTTAATAGCCTAGTAGTAAAGCAAATGCTGAACAGTAAGAAGTTTTGGTATATGGTAAGTTCTGTAGTAGTTCCTGCTTTAGTAACTTATTTAGGAGTTGATGAATCTACAGCAACAAATTTATTTTATGCATTACTTACTTTAATCGGAGCGCAAGGAATAGCAGACGTTGCTAAGAAATAATAGATACAGATTAAAGCCTAACGAGATAGCAGTCATTCAGGAAATGAGGAAGTCAGAGGTTAGAAACATTCTAGTCATTGGCGACCTTCACGAACCTTTTTGTTTAGACGGCTACCTTGAGTGGTGTAAAGAACAATACAAAGTTCATAATTGTAACCAAGTAATCTTCATTGGAGATATTATTGACGCTCACGGCTTTAGCTACCACGAGCCTGACCCTGATGGTATGTCTTCAGGACTAGAACTTGAAACTGCTATAAAGAAGATAGCTAAGTGGTATGAAGCTTTTCCTTATGCAGATGTTATGATAGGTAATCACGATAGAATGGCTAGTCGTAAAGCTATGTCAGGTGGTATTCCTGCTGCTTGGATAAGGTCTTACAATGAAGTCTTAGGAACTCCTAATTGGAATTGGTGCGAGTCTGTTGTATATGATGATGTACTTTTTGAACACGGAGAAGGAGGTCAAAGTGCTGCTAAAGCAAAAAATAACTTGATGTCATCTGTTTGTGGTCATACTCATACTTTAGCTTATACTCAATGGTTCGTAGGTAAACGATTTAAAGTCTTTGGTATGCAAGTTGGTTGTGGTGTAGACTCTACGACTTACGCAGCAGCATACGCTAAGAACTTTAAGAAGCAAGCAATCGGTTGTGCAGTAGTATTAAACAACGGAACTCTACCAATCAATCTTTTAATGCCTTTATAGGTATGCCCTATAGCCGTTTTAGGCACTTTCTTTTATTTTTAATACTAATATACTAGACAAGCTATAAAGTTCGTCCTAGATGTAAACACCTTAATTGTTAATAACTTTGTAAATAAACTTGTTAATAATTGTGTGAGTAACTTTAAAGGTGTACTTTTGTCAAACATTAATCAATATAATTAAAATGAAAAAATTAACAATCATCATCAAGCAATTAATCAAGATAGTAACATTTAATACATCTTATCCAACTACAGAAATCAACTTAGTAAAATACGGAGCATACGAATTTAAGAATGGTATTTGCGAATACAATCAATACAGAACATTAATCAATTACTTAACAGATAACAAATAATAATCAGGGGGTGTAAAAGCCCCCACAATACAATTAAGATGATACACTTACACAGGTCAGCAAAACTATCTAAACAAGATTTAAGAAATATGAGAAAATACGACTTAATCAAAAAGAAAGAGTCTTTAGCATCTAAAATTAAGTCAGAAGAAAACGATATGCAATATTTTCAAAACGCTTTAAATGACACTTCTAAGGAACTTTCAGAAGAAAACCTGTTAGCGTTACATAACCTTATAAAAGACTCTAAAGAGAAAATAGAACGTTTAAAAAATGAGTTAAAAGAATTAACTAAATAATAATCAGGGGGTGTAAAATCCCCCACAATACAATTAATATGAAAAACTTTAAGATTACAAATTTAAAAAGCAAAGTAGTTCAGTATATGAACGAAAGCGAAAAGGAGCAATTCTTTACTAAGAACTCTTTAGGGAACTATAAGAGAGAGAATGTTCAAGAACTAGACAGAGTAAGGTACAATAAAAAACTTCACGACTTTGCTTTCTCAGTTGGACTCTTGGCAGTATTTACAGTCCTACTATTCTTAATGTGCGGTACATTAGGATTCATTGACTCTTTAATATTTTAATATGATAGATAGAGAATATAATGTAATTGAAGAAATGACAAAGATTACAGACGAACTAATTAAAGCTAAGAACGAATACATAAAACTCCTAGAAGATAGAATAATAGTAAAAGAAAATACAATATCTTCCTTAAAAGGAGCTTTGGATATGATAAAAATATTAAATAAAAAATAAAAATGGAATTACTAAAAACAATCAAAGTGAATGAGGTAGTAAACAATATTACTACTTCAGTATTAGACGGAACTATTAACCCTTTAGAAGCTATTGTAAGCCTTAAAAAGCTTGAGGAGATAGTAAAGCAAGCAAAGGTTAGAATAAACGAGTCAGTAATCATTG